ATTACCTGTTACTGTACCTGATACGTTACCTGTAACATTACCTTGAACATTTCCCGTGACTGTACCCGAAACGTTACCTGTAACATTACCCTGAACATTACCTGTAACAGAACCAGAAAGATTGCCTGTAACATTTCCCGATATGTTTCCTGTTACATTACCTGAGAAACCTCCAGCACTTATAACACCTGTACTAGCTAAAACAGTAACACCACTAACAATAGATTGACCAATACCAACAGTTACTTGAGCAGAAGTTGTTGGAACTACTGTAATAGCGTGAGCAGTTGCTGCAGAAGCTATACTTACATGAGTACTTCCAGCAGTTATTGCAATACCAACTACGTTTCCAGTAAGATTTCCTGAAACATTTCCAGTGACGTTACCTTGAACGTTTCCGGTTACTGTACCTGAAACGTTGCCTGTCACATTACCCTGAACATTACCCGTTACTGTGCCTGAGACATTACCAGTAACATTGCCTTGAACATTGCCTGTTACAGTTCCAGATACATTTCCAGTAACATTACCTACGAATGATCCATATGCTATACTGTGTGAAAGCCTAACACCACTAATACTTGCACCGATACCAGATACCCATAAACTTCCACCAATACCAACTCCACCTGAAACAACTAAAGCTCCTGTAGACGAAGATATCGATGTAGTTGTGTGAGTTACAGATACTTTTGCAGCTGTCGTATCATTTTTGAATGTTGAAGAGCCCTGTACAGATGCACCTGTCGAAGCATAATAAGCAATTTCAAATTCTCCGCCTGCTTGTACACCTGTTCCTCCACCACCAGAACCTCCTGTGATTGTTGTCCATGATAAGGTTGCAGATCCGTTGGTTGTTAATGCTTGACCATTTGAACCATCTGTTGCTGGAAGAGTATATGTTACGTTAGTTGAAGCATTTGATTTTAATGCTGTGTAGAAAGTATCTGCTGAATTATAAAGCTGTATAGAGTTAGCAGATTTAATTTGAAAAGTATTGCTTCCTGGAGCACTTATATTATCAAATAAGAAGCTGATAGCACTCGCACCATTTGTAGTTGCAAAAGCTGATGAACCCCTTACATGAAATTTGTGAGCAGGATTTGTATTTCCCAAACCAACTAAACCACCAAATTCACTTATAAAAACATTTCCTGAAGCATTAGCTCTTATTAATGGAATACCAGAAATATCATTAACAGACCATATATATCCAGTAGATAAGTTGGGGTTAATTGAAAATAATTGTCCTTGTGAGCCTTCAAATACTATAGAATTGTCTTCTAAAACTGATAGAAAAATTGGGTCACCAGTTTGGCCAATCATAGCCATTGTCGGAATTGTGGTAATACCAGTAGTACCAAATGATGCTTGATTAAATGAAAGTTTACCACTTATACCGACACCACCAGCAACTTGAAGTGCCCCTGAAGATGTACCAAAAGATGCAGTGGTATGAGTAATTTTTACTTGCCCTGATGCAGTGTTATTAATTAATGTGGATGAACCTTGAACTGTGGCACCTGCTGTAGCGAAATATGCTACATCATAAAGAGCGCCTGTATATACTTCTGCGCTACTTGATCCTAAAGGTACCCAACTCATTACACCAGCAATTGTTGATGACAATACTGATGTGCCTACAGAAGACTGTGGAGAATTTGTTGGTAAGGTATAAGTGGTGGAAGCTGCTGCTGCACCTGCTCTGAACGCAGTAAAAAGTGCATTTGATGGGTTATAAAAGAATAATGTTTGACCTATAGAAGCATTGGAACTTACTGCCAAACCACCCTGAATTTTGATTGCGCCAGATAATAATGATGTTGATTGTGTAGTAGAAGCAATATTAACTTCACCAGAAAAAGTACCTGAAGTGGCAAACAATCTCCATCTAGCCGTATCTTTTCCTAAATCATATCCATTGGTACCAGGTATGAGGGCATCAGTACCACTATTATCGGTAAAAGTTGCTAAAGTTGTTGCACCAGCTGGACCAGATCCAGGAGAAAAAGAACCAGAATAACCTACTATGGAAATTGTGTTCTGAGCATCACCCTTAATAGAAATCGACTGTGCTGATACAGCACTGTCGTTCCAATATATCTGACCTGTACTAGGGTCTATGATGACATCAGTAGCCATTTAATGTTATTCCTTGACCATAATGGCATCTAATGTAGTGAGTAATAATTCAATAATTGCTATTCTGGTATCTTTACCACTCAATCCAATGTCTGAAAAGTCTGAGCCATTAATATGAAACGTTTTTCTTTCTAAAACATTTAAATCATAATCATACAATGAATAAATGAATCTTATTCCAGACTCAATATTTATGTTGCCTTCTTCAATTTCAAGCCATTTTATATTTAAGTTTGATGCTTTTAAAATTCTGAACTTGTGCATAATTTTTCCACTTATTAATAATAATATTCAGAAGGCAAACTAATGCTTGCCTTCTGATATCTCATGCACATTGATACTAATCTTGTTCAATATCTAAATGTGCATCTTTTCTTGAACCATGAACAATATAGTCAACCTTGATTGATTTAAATTTCTTAGTAAATGGATTACCAGTTGCTGATATTATAAAGGAACTAGAAGCTTTTTCTAAGATTTGAACTCCATAGTTACCCCATGATGTAAGATGAATTGAATATTCTTCATTTACAAGTTTTGTCCAGTATTCAGGAAGCTCTACCAAGATATTTCCCTTACCCTCAACTGTTCCTCTATGATATACACCATGTTCAGGTCCTTCAAGAACACCGTATACAAGTCTTTTGCCTTCTTTTGTAGGGTGTGGAATATCAAAGCTCTTAGTTGTAGCTCTTAAGTTTCCATTTGCATCAACAGAGAATTTTGATGTTGCTGTTGAATTGATACCTCTTATAAAGAAGTCACTTGTAGAGTTGTCATCCCCAGAAACAGTCTGAATTGTTAAATATGAATTATTTGTTAGGGCTGTAGTGGCTGAGATAGTCAATCCAGATCCACTACCAACAATATTGTTGATAGTTAACGTATCTGTTGAAGCATTGAAAGCAAGACTTGTTTTAGTAGAAACTGCAATTCCAGTGCCAGTTGCTGATGATGATAACAATACATAATTAGTGGCTGCAGCAGTTGAACCAACATTCAAGTTTTGAGCTGTTGTAGCTGTTCCACTAACACTTCCAGTAAGATTACCAGAGACGTTTCCAGTTACACTACCTGAAACATTACCTGTTAAGTTTCCAGAAACATTACCTGTTAAGCTTCCTGAAACGTTTCCTGTGACTGTACCTGAAACATTACCTGTTAAGTTTCCTGAAACATTACCTGTTAAGCTTCCTGAAACGTTTCCTGTGACTGTACCTGAAACATTACCTGTAACAGTACCTGAGACATTACCTGTAACATTTCCTGAGACAGTTCCTGTAACGTTACCTGAGAATCCACCAGCTGTTATTACACCACTACTTGGGACAACTGAAACAGATGATACAACTGACTGACCTACACCAGAAGCTGTTTGAGTGGTGCTACTTGGTACAAAAGTAATATAGTGTGCTGTAGCTGATGTAGTAGCAAATGTATGAGTAGCTCCTGCAGTCAAAGCTGTTCCAGCTAAATTTCCAGTTACTGATCCAGATACATTGCCTGTTACATTACCAGAAACATTACCTGTTAAGTTTCCAGAGACGTTACCTGTAACATTTCCTGCATGAGCACCCTCTAAATTTGCAACTACAGTACCAACGGTTCCAGTATAAACATTTGAACCAGCTACTGTTGTTGCGTTTGGAATGAATCTAAATTTGCTATCTGTGTCTGAGAATCCAAAGAACCCAGTAGTAGCGTTACCTGCACCAGTTGACCATCTGAACTCGATACCTCTGTCCATGTTGTTGTCAGCAGTAGAGTGTGAACCGCCAACGCCTGATCCAACAACTATAACAGGATCAACAATTGTAGAAACCGTTGAGTCTACAGTGATTGTAGTGCCTTGAACTGTTAAGTTTCCGGTAATAACAACATTGTCTGCGATATCAACTTGACCACCACTTGAATCTAATATAAGATTTCCAGTAGATGTTGAAACTGTTCTTGCAGCGCTTCCTAAGGTAACATTGTTTACAGTTATGTTACCTGAACCCATAGACATAGCATTTGTACTAGGGTTGATAGTAAATGTGGCATCAGAAGAAACTGCAACTCCAGCACCTGTAGGGGTAGGAGATATCAAGATGTAATGGGTAGTACTTTCTGCAGCATTATTTACAACCATATTAGCTGCTGTAGATGCTACACCTGAAATTGTACCAGTGAATGCTCCATTAAAGTTTGTTGAATATAAGATATTGTTAGCAGGATCATAATACAAAGTGCTATCTGTTGATAATGCAAGACCCGAGCCAGTCTGGGTTCTTACAAATGGTAAGAAGTGGTTACCTGTAGCAGCATCTGCAGCTAAAACATTGACATTCTGAGCTGTTGTAGCAAATCCAACAACATTACCGGTAAGGTTACCAGAAACGTTACCTGTTACATTTCCAGATACGTTTCCTGTAAGGTTTCCAGATACATTACCTGATACGTTTCCAGTTACTGATCCAGATACATTTCCTGTTATATTACCAGAGACATTACCTGTCAAGCTACCTG